AAGCCCGCGCCGAAGCCGAGAGCGAAGAAGACCGATGCCGACAATTGACGGCGCGTACGAGCTTCTTCTGGCGCGGCTGATGGCGCTTGAAAGCGATCTGGCTGACTTGCGCGAACGGGTGGCTGAGTTAGAAGGCGAGCTGCACGAAACATGGATGGGCGGTAACGAATGACTGCGCTTTACTGGCGGGTCACGCTGGCGAGGGCTGAGAGTGGCGACCGCGAGTGCTTGTGGACGTGGAGCAGATTGATGGAACGCACAGAGGTATTGTGGCAACGAAGCCGGTAGCGGTTGAGTTCGAAGCCGAGATGCGGCAGGTCAAGTCAATGGCTGACGGGACTTACAACATCGTGCTGAACGTGCCTGAGTATTGCTTACCGCAAGTGCAAACGATGATGGGCTGGCTGAAAGAATTAGTGCGCGTTGTAATGGCAAAAGAGCAACAATCGGAGTGAATCGGAGTATTCCGGAGTGGTATTGGACGATTTACGGACTGAAATGAATAACTTGGACGATCGCGAATTAGCTTATGTAATTGCGCGGTCTAAAACTGTTTCAGACAATAAAGCGCTAAAAGAATCTGGAATTCCGAGTTCGACCTTTTATAGCTGGGAAGAGCTTCGACGTGAAAAGTTGAATGACATTGCGCAGAAATTCAAGCGTGAAACTGCGATGCGTGTTTTGATGATTATGCAGGATAACGCAGAAAGAGCGGCAAAGACAGTTACGAACTTGATGGATAGCCGGAATGAAAATATCAAGTTGAAAGCGTCACAGGAAGTGCTTGATAGATCAGTTGGTAAAACGTCACAAACTTTGGAATTATCCGGAAAAGACGGAGAGCCTTTGAAAATCGTATACGTCAACGATTGGAGAAATAATGACTGAAAGCGAACCAATTCTGTGCGCTTGTGGTTGTGGCAATCCAGTAAAGACCGCAAAGTACCCAAGCCAACAGCGCCGGTTTATCAATACACACCAACACAAAAAAGAAAACAATGGGAACTGGAAGGGTGGCGAAGAAACAAGGTGTTGCCCTGTTTGCAATAAATCGTTCCAAGTAAAAAGAGGAATCAATAAACTGACTTGTAGCGAGGAATGCTATGTCGAATGGCAGAGGATGACCACGACCGCGCGCGGAATCAACAAAGTAAAAGTCAATTGTGCTTATTGTGGGAATGAGTTGCAATTGTTTCCGAGCCAAGTTCACGAAATGAATTTTTGTAATCGGTTTTGCTTAGCGAAGATGTTCCCAAAAAACGCTGAAAACAACGGCAATTGGAAGGGCGGAAACAGCCGTTACTTTCGTAATCAAACGATGATCCGAGACAATCATAAGTGCGTTGTGTGCGGGTTTGATGTGGTTGTCGACGTCCATCATATTACACCGAGAGCTAACGGCGGAACAAACGATTTTAGTAATCTGATTACTCTATGCCCTAACCATCACAGAATGGCTGATCTCGGCATCATTGATTTAGAAAGTTATCGAGATTTCTCATGGAGTCCTGATAGTTGGACTGCTTAAATAAATGTCATTTATTCGCTTGCCTTATCCGCATCAAGGGCAAAGACTTGTCCGCAATGAAGCAAAGCGCTTCAATTGGCTATCGGCTGGCAGGCGTTGGCGGAAGACCACTTTGACAATGGCAATTGCGGTTGAGAGTGCAGCACAGGGCAAGACTATTATCTGGGGCGCGCCTACTTACGACCAAGTGCGGATTGGCTTTGACGAAACGCAAAAGGCGGCTGTGGGAGTCGCAGACTTCAATCAATCGCGGATGGAGGCTGCATTCCCTAATAACGGCAAGATTATGTACCGGAGTTTAGACAAAGCTGACAATGTGCGCGGTCACACAGCCGACGGCGTTGTAATGGATGAAGCCGCATTCATTGACAAGAAAGCCTGGAATCAAGTGCTGCGACCGATGCTGATTGACACAGGCGGTTGGGCTTGGGCAATTAGCACGCCTAATGGAAGAAATTGGTATTGGGAAGAGCACGTCAAGGCGGTGGATGATCCGAACAGTATGGCGTGGCAAGTGCCAACTTTGGGCGTGAGGATAACCGACAAAGGATTAGTGCGTGAGCCGCATCCTTACGAAAACCCTGACATTCCGTTTGATGAGATTGAGAAGTTGTTTCAATCAATGCCAACGAAGATATTTGAGCAGGAAATACTCGGTCAATTCGTGGATTTGTCCGGCGGAGTGTTCCGGCGCGTGCAAGAAGCAGCAGTACTACAACCTCGTGAGCCGCAACCAGGTAGGCAATATGTGGCCGGCGTGGACGTGGCCGCGAGCGTGGACTTCACAGTTGTGAGCGTGCTGGATGCAGAATCGAAAGAAATGGTCTACCTTGACAGGTTCAACCGTGTGGATTATCCGGTGCTGATAAACAGGTTGGAATCGGTCTACCACCGCTATCACCTGACTTCGATGGTAGTTGAGGCTAACTCGATTGGACGGCCGGTTATTGACGAACTGGTAAGCAGAGGGCTGAATATTGTGGCATTTACAACGACTTCGGCGACAAAGCAAGCAATTATACAGAATTTACAGTCAGCCTTCGAAAATGGGCAGATTTTGGTCTTAGACGAGCCCGTGCTGATTGGTGAGCTGTTGAGTTTTGAGAGCAAGCGCAACGCAAGCGGGAGTTTTAGTTACAGCGCGCCTGATGGAATGCACGATGACACGGTTATGAGTCTGGCAATCGCATGGGACGGGCTATCAAATAACGGAGTGATACTTTGGATGGATTAGGGACAGGACAAATATGGCAGAGACTTATAAAACGATAACTAACGTGCCCGGATGGGTTGATCTGCTTACATCGGACGGCGTGCCTAACTCCATTGCCTCGCTTTATCGCAGCGTGCCTATCTTGTTCCGGGCGATCCAGTTACGCTGTGACGCGTTATCGAGCGTGCCGGTTGCGATTATGAAGGGGGAAGAGGTTGAGGCAAAGTGGCCTTATCCTACCAAGCTTGGCGATCTGCTTTGGCACTGGGAGGCGTCGGCGCTATTGTCGGGTGCTGCTTACGGTGAAATCGTGAAGAACAAGTCCGGTTTCCGAAAAGATGTAAAGTACCGTAACCCGTTCGACATAGAAACAAAATATGCGGACGGGGTTTACACGTTCAGGCAGTCATCCAGTGGAATGACGTGGACTAACGACACTCGCTCTGGCAATTATGAGATGGTCTATCTTGCGGAGTACGATCCGAAGCAGGACGTGTTTCCTGGTGTAGGGGCGGCAATGGCTGCTACCATTGACACGAAACTGTTATACGCGCTTGCCAAGTTTCCGGAGATGTACTTTGAGGGTGGGGCAATGCCTGTCACGCTGCTTGGCATTGACACGAACGATAAAGGCGAGATTGAGCGGATTCAGAACTGGTTCAAGCGCTCGGTTACATCCATCCGCAATGCGTTCCGGGTGTTAGGCGTAAGGGCTGGCTCTATCACGCCGACCACTTTGACGCCGCCGATGAAAGACCTGGCGTTTCCGGAGTTGGATGCAATCGCAAAAGATAATATTGCGCTGGCATTTGGCATTCGCAAGACTATGCTGGATAGTGAGGCGGCTAACTATGCGACCGCGCAGGAAGACCGGCTGTCTTTTTACGAGGACACAATCAAGCCCCGCGCAAAGAAGTTTGAGGATGTGATCAATACGCAGCTGCTTGCGAAAGACGGTTTGCGGCTGGAGTTTCGCTTCAACGAGATGGACATATTCCAGGAAGACGAAAATGACAGAGCCGACCTATTGAACAAATTTACAATGGCCGGCTTGCCGGTCGAAGTGGCTTTGCAACTGGCTGGATATGAACTAACAGACGAACAGGCGGCCGTGCTGAATGCGCACCAGGAACAACTGGACGAGCGGCGGGACAATGAATACAGCCCGGACATCGTTGAGTTGCGCAAGTGGCAGAAAATGGCAGAGAAGCGGGTAAAAGAAGGCAAAGAGCTGCGTGAGTTTGAAACAAGCGTTATTGAGCCAAGTCTGCATGGGGCGATTAGCGGCGCGCTTGAGAACGCGAAGACTGTGAGCGATGTAAAACGGGTGTTCGATTCGGTTATTGAGTGGCGGGGGTATCCGTAAGATGGACTTAGCGAATCGTGCGGAAATTGAACGCAGGCTGGCACGGGTGTTATCCCGTGACATGCGCGCCGAGATGGGGAAGTTGCTTGACTATTTGGGCGATCCGCCTGACTTATCCCGCGTTCCTGCTGACTACTGGCAGAACGGCTGGAGAGGCTTGCAGAAAGACGTTGAGCCGATTCTGATGGATGTGTTCTTACAGCAAGCCGAAGCGGCGATGAACTCCATCGGTGTTGGCACGGATTGGGCGGCTGTCAATATGGCAGCTTCTAATTGGGCGCGTACGCAAGGGGAAACGATACTGAAGGAATTATTTAACAAAACCTATGAAGGCGTGAGCGTGACCGTGCCAAAGTTCTTCGAGCAGGATTGGACGATAGGCGATTTGAGCGCGGCGCTGGAGCGTTGGTACTCCCCTGTCAGGGCGGAGATGATTGCTATAACCGAGACTACCAGGGCAGCGGTTGAAGGGGAAGTGGCTGTGATGCGCGAGTTGGAAAAAGAGAGCGGCTTGCACATGGTCGAGGTGTGGCTGACGAACAACGACGAAAGGGTTTGCCCGATATGCGCGCCGCGCAATGGCAAGCCGATTGTTGGAAATGACAGACCTCCCGGACATCCGCGATGCCGCTGTATGATTGGCTGGGAGCACGAAAAACAATGAGCCTATCCATCGAAGTTGAGGGCGCGGACGAGCTGATAAGAAAGCTTACCACATTGGAGCAGATGCGGCGGGTTAGGGCAACTATCCAACAGGAAGGACGATTCCTTGCCGGCAAGTTACGTCACTATCCGCAAAAAGCGCATTATAGTAATCCGCTTATTCGTTCGGATGCCAAAGTACGGCGCGGGTTTTTCTATCACCTGAATCATGGCGATATATCCGTGCCTTATAAGCGCGGCGGCATGGGGAGTGAGCGGCTTGGCGCAAGGTGGACGGTTAAGTCTGAAAATCAGGGTTGGCAGGCAGCAGTTGGCAACAATGCCAGTTACGCGCAATTAGTACAAGGATGGGAAACACAAACGACCGGACATAAATGGAGCGGTTGGCTTACGGATAAGGGCGCGGTGAATGTGTATGGTCCAACCGTCCAGCAGAAGATCCGCGCGGCGTTAGAGGAAGAGGTGAAAAGTGTCGGATAACAAATTAGCAATCAAAATACAAGCGCCGGAAACAATTATTGAGCGGCGCGAGATGGGTGCTGAAAAGCGGATGAAGGCTGACAGCGAATATACCATTCCTGGCTGGCGTGTGCTGGGTGTTCCCTATGGCGGGCATATGCAAGGGCGTGACGCGGATGGCGAGGCGTTCCATGAGCAAACTGAAATCTGGCTAAAATCCGGCGATTACGTCAACCTGACCTACTATCATGGCTTTGATCCTGAAGAGCCGGGAAAGAAGCAGGAAAAACCGGCTCTGATCGGGCGGGCTATCTACACTGGCAAGGACTCACGCGGGCATTGGTTTGAGCCGATGCTTGACGAGAGCGAGCCGCTGGCAAAGCGCTTGCTGGACGCGGGCGTTGAAACCTTGCGCGCTTCTTCCGGTGCTGTGAGCCACCTGGTACGCAAAAGCGCAGGCGGCTTGATTGACGTGTGGCCGGTTGGTGAGCTGGCATTATTTGACACGAATGAATG